CCAATGTCAACGCCATTGCCGTTGGGGTACTGGTCAAACACGATGTCGCCCACCTTAGCAATGTCGCTAGGTTGTAGATTTGAGCGGGCAAAGGTAGCCGTTTGACCACTAGCACCATTGCCGGATATATCACCGTTGTACTTAATGATATTTGCCCCCGTTGGCCCAGCCGGACCAGTTGCGCCTTGCGGACCTGTTGGGCCGGTATTGCCTTGTGGACCCCGTGCACCGGTTGCTCCAGTGTCACCTTTGGGGCCTTGTGGACCACGTGCTACCACACCCAAGTCAATATCTTGTGTTGTCACTCACTCACCTCCTAACTCCATTGCGTCGTTAACCGCCATGCCGTCCACGTGCCATTGTGACGGGTACGGGTATAGCAGTCGGCAGTCGCACTATCGATGTACGTCTGCCATACTTCGTTGCTGTTAGCCCTAATTGTCAGCAAGCCGCTAGTTGATGGTACGTTGGTAACCGTGCCATCAATATGATAGCTGTCGTCCATCGTAAGGTCGTTGGCGTTGCCCTGCGTGATTACACCAACGATAGACGGCATGTCAACGCTATTGATCAGCCGGATATGCCAGTGCTTGTCATCTGCAATGTAAGGCTGCCATGTTTGACCGTCCTTACCGGCGGAACCATCTTTGCCAGGCGCACCATCTGCACCTTTTAACGACGCAAGCCATTGTGTCTGTGTGCCACTGTAGCCATTGGCTACGGCAACTTCATACGCAGACTTGCCATTCGTTCCGGCATCACCTTTGTCACCTTTCTCGCCTTTAATCGTACTGACCTTAGGCTTGATCAACGCCCACATATTGTCCCCGTCGTTGTTGTTAAACAGGAACTGGCCGTCTGGCGACAGCTTGGGAATCTTGTTTTTGCCGTCCGGACTGGCGACCAGCATCTCGCCACCTTGTAGCGCGGTGGTACTGTGGTCAAACCCGACAAACGCGCCAGGCTTGATCGTATAGTTGCCGTTCGGGTCAGTCGGCTCAACAACCGTGCTGTCCGGCGCTTTGGTCAGCTTGCCGGCAATATCAACGTCTTTGTCTAATGCGCTTGTGTAGCTGCCAAGACCAGTCTTGCTGTCGTATTGCCATATGTCGGCATTGCTTGGCTGAGTACTGCCCCACGCCGCGATCCAACGGTACACGCCCTGCTTAACGAGCGTGGCGTTGTCAAACTTGGCGTAGTTGCTTAATGAGCAGTACAGACCGGTATTCCAGCCATACGCTGACCACTGTTTGCGGAACGATTCGAAAATGCTCGACCATGAGCCGGCAATCGTGCCTTCCATGTCCAAAAAGTAGTACACGTTAGGTTGAATGTTCAGGCTCTTGGCATTGTTGACCGAGTACTGCAGTTCACCATCTACGCCTTCGTAGTAGTGATAGACATGGACAATCAGCCCGGCTTTAGTCGCGTTGGCGATATGGTCGGCGGCGTTGGTGTCCCGTGTCGTACCATGACCGATCCGCACGACTACTGCTTTGACGCCGTTAGCTTTCAGGTTGGCCCAGTCGATACTGGTCGGCTGCCACTCTGACACGTCAACCACGTTTGCTATTGTCAAATGCCTTCACCTCCGTTTCGTTCCAAGCGCTGTTTGAGTCATCCCTGTTATTGCTGCTAATGATTAATGATTTAGTCTGCTCTTGCAGCCTGGAAAGATTAGTCTGTTGTGAACGCTGAAAATCAAGAATGTTAGCAGCGTTGCTGTTTAGCGTAACTGTAGACGATTGCGTATGGCTGTATGGATATTTCTGATACCCAACCAAGCCAAGTTTGGTGACGTAGTCAGCCGGCCTAATCTCCAACCGCACCATGTCGCCTTCGATAATCTCTTTGCCGGGGTCAACCGTAAGCTGCAGCGTAAAGTCTGGATTGGCTTTGAATTGTGACTCGGCATAAGCTTTCATCTGCTCCTTGTCAGTGATGGTGTCACTGGTGATGTCATCCCCGACGAACAATCCCCAGCGCTGATGGCTGGCTTCATCGACAAAATAAAAAGGAGCAAAGTAGTACTGCTCCTTAGAATCAGTTGTAGATGCCGTCCCATCATCACTCGATGAACCGCCGGCAACGACTTTGGCCATATCGTCATTTCGCTCCCACCATGTCGGTGGGTAGTAGCTGATTGGCTCCGTCTTGCACACTTCGCCAGGTTGTGGCTCATAGATCATTGTATTGTTGTCCAGAGCCAAACAGATGTGATGACTAGCACCTTTTGAGCCATAGAAGCCCATGTCACCCGTCTGTACCTGATCACGGCTGATCTCGTGGCCATATGGCTCCATAGCAACCGTATAGGCTGGTATGTTGATGCCAAAATCCTTGTAGACCTGGCTAACAAAGCTTGAGCAGTCCATGCCTGAATACGGATTGCCACCACGTGCACCACCTGCACCACCATATACATATGGCACACCGAGATACTTTTTGGCGTCAGCGATAACGCTTTGAGCACCACCGCTGGCAGTCAGTGATCCATTAGGCAGACCAGTATCACTAGTAGTTTGGATTTCCTGTGTCGCACCAACCAAGCGGGCCGCGTTAGTCATGTCGGTCGTGTCATACTGCAGCTGTACCTCAGACGTATCATGCAGATAGTCGAATCTGTGGCCATAGTCCTTGTAAAACTCGTCATGCGAGTAGATACGCAGATTAAGGTTGTCTGGCCAAAAGACTGCTGATGACCACGCACCAAGGATCCGACTGATAGCGTCTTTGCCAGAACCGGCTGCATATGGGCTTTCGACCATCGCATTGTTAAAGCTGCCGATTACCTGGTAGGTGATGTTCCAGTTCTTACCATTGTCGCCACCGAAAAAGGCATTGAGAATGTCGCCAGGAGATACCGACTGCGCAACTGTGTCAGTGCTATCCGGCACCTCCAAAGATACATTACTGCTGCCAGTATGCGAGTACTGACCCCAATCAACCGGATCACTGCCGTAGATGTGCATACGGCTGATTTCGCCGGAGATATGCTGTAGCGTAACCGCTGTCGTGCCAATACCGCCAGAGTAGTCCGGCTCGCACTGCTTGATAACAAACCACTGCCCGTCAATCTCAACCATGTTCTGCACGGTCAGCATTTGATATGCTGCGGACTCGTCATCCCAAGCAGTAAAGTATGCCTGATATGTGTTGTTGACTTCCCAACTGATATAAATGCTGTCTTCCAGTGCCGAATGGAGCATTGCGATTTGATCATCGCTATCCGGCACCTTGAGCTTATGATCTTTGGTAGCAGCTACTTTTAAAACTACGCTCATGACAGATAAACGAACGGAAAGCTGAACGTAACGTCCACACTGCTTGCTCCAGTAGCAGTAAAGCTGTTCCATCCGGGATCCAGCGAGATTGTGCCATAGTCAGTGTTGACGTTGGCGAGATTGCCATCAAGATAAGTGTTGATCCCGTCAAGCACTATCTGGTGACTGCCATCATTGCTCTTGCTGTACGTCCACACTGACCCGTTAGTGGTATTGGTAAGCTTGAGCGAGTTGCCGTTAAACTTGCACGTAACGCGCAGATCATGGCGCTGATAATACGGATCAATAGCGATATCGCTTGCGTTGTATACCTCGAAACTTGTCGAAGTAAAATGATAGCTTGGCAACTGGTCAGGTAGATTCATGCCGAACTGCCAGCCATCAGTCGTGCTTGGCAGCACATCGCTCCGATATAGCGAGTAGCGATAGCCGTTAGGTACGTCAAACGGGATCGAAAAGTTGGCGTTGTTGGACCCTGCGCTGATTGGTGCAATGTCAAATGGCGTTGGGATGCCAAAGTATACCTTGCCAGGGCTGGTATCGGTTCGTACCCGTACCAACTTGCGTGACCCAAACAATCGATAAAGCTCGTGCTTAGCTAACACCAAATCTTCATATCCGCCAAAGCTGAGCCAGAATTTTTCGCTGAACGTTCGCTTAGCAAAGGTCTGACCGACAAATGGCGAACCATCAGTGCCAGTCGTATCTTGATACTGATTAGTAAACTGTGGCGATGAGCTGGCATCGTCCAATCCTAGATAACGCAGTCCGGGTATCTGATCACAGAGATTGATTTCCTGCTGATCGCCAACCTTGATCATGATATATGGATCCGACATCTGCTCACCTCCCTAAAAACCTAGTTGACGCATACGCGCGTCTCTTGCTTCTTTTTTGTACAGCTGTTGCATATCAAGACTACCTTGTGCTTTTATAGCGTCTACCTGATCGCCGCTCAGACGCAATAAAATATCAAACTTGGACAGTAACTCGTCTAACTTGTGGCTCAGAGCGTCTGATTGGCGATCTGAATTGCCGACAGATTGGAGATTATGTCCCAAAGTAGGATCATCGTTGCGGAACCGAGTAACAATCTCGCCCAGCAGTTGATATGCACGTGACCGTCTACTGATATCGGTTGGAATGACATACTCTGGCATGTTCTTTTCGGCAATCTCGTAAACACCATGATTAGAAATCAGACCACCATTAGCCCAGCCGTGACCTTGACCGACGTTGCCCCAGCCACCTTCACCGCCATGTTCCAAAGCGTTGATAGCGGCTAAGATCTGGTCATATCCATTAAGGATTTGCTTGTGGCCAGGAATTGCCCAACGGTTAAAAGTGCTTGGGATAAACTGCAGCAACCCTTGCGCGGGATTACCGCTTGCCATGTTGATGTCCCAAACCTGCTGGCGCACCGTAGGATTACCGTTAGATTCCGTCTGAATCTGTTTTAACAGCTTGGAAACTTTGGTTGCCGTTGCGTCTACACCCAAAGCCTTAAAAGCTCTGATGATATAAGGGCGCCAACGCTCAACGCCAGCACCACCCGGATTGGCAAGCGTCTCAAACTGTTTCTTGATCCAGTTACCCATCTGCTTGGCGATATAAACCGGCACGTCCTTGACCAATTCGGCAGCAAACTTAACCGGCGTGCTGACGTGGACAAATTTTTGGAATACGGATTCCATAAATTCGACCGGTTTTGAAATGATCTTGTCGACCATGCCTAAAACATCATCAGTTGCGTCTCCGACTTTGCTAAGCAGTGAACTGAAAGCATTTCCCACGCCGTCTGCGTAATGTGGGATCATCCCGAACATACGCGACAACTGATAGCTCCGTTCACCATCAAGCACGCTGGTACCCTTTGGCAACGGCAAAATCAAGTTGCGCTTAGCCGGGAACATTCCAACCTGGCCATCTTTGGTCATGAACATCTCACGGTAGTGTGCCGTTAAGCCGTCATTGACTTTGGCTAAGCCGCCTGGATGAGTGTCGTTGGTCCCGTTGGCATAGCTTGGCATCGAGATACTAAAATCTCCGCCAATTTTAGAACCGCCGACTTTGTCAAGGACCCAGTTGATACCGCCTTTGATATCGTCAATCATGGTCTTAAACGGCTTGAGTACGCCATTTACCAGATCAACAAAATGGCGATGCACGCCGCCAACTGCATTGCTAACCGCGTCTTGGACCTTACCGAAAATGTCCTGCCAAACCTTAAGCATGTCGCCTAAACGACCGCCAGTCATATCGTTCAGCTTGTTGTACATATCGGATAAGATCTTACGGTTAAACTTTGACATGTCCTGCGCAGTACGCTCGGTATCGCTACCTAAACGATCCCAACGTCCTGAAACAAAATCGTGCCAGGTACTGGTCTGGTCTTGAATGACTTTGTAGCCTGCTTGGAACGTCGACTTGTGCTTGTTGAACATCTGCTGAGCTGACCGTACAGTCTCACTGCTCAGTTTGTCCCAGCCACGTTTTACGTTGTCGACCCCATCACTGGTCTTTTTCTTTAGATCTTTCCAACCATCAGCAAAGCTTTTCTTGGTCGAGTTCCACCAGTTGCCAATTGCTTTATTGGTTTCCTTAGTTCGCTTAGATATAAGCGTGCCAAGGTCTTTAAAGGCTTTGCCAAAATCTTTGGCGAACTTGCTAATCTGCTTGTGGTACTTGATGACCAAAGCAAGCGCAATTTCGATTGCAATCATCCAAGGATTAAACCCAAGCGTGGCCACCTTGAGCACACGAGCAAAAAGCCCAATTCCTTTAATCAGATCATTAAGGCCGGACATTGCTTTGGTAAAGACAAATGCCGCCGCAACAGCTTTAGCAAAGCCAACTACCATTGTCTTATGCTTTGAGCAGTAGACGGCAAAGTTGACAACCGCCATCGAGAGCTTGCCAAGGTCCTTAGCTAGGTCTGCAAACGCCTTTTTCGTAGACTTTTTGCTGAATGCTTCCGCTAAAGCTACTGACGCCTTAGAAATTGCCGGCAGAAGTGCTTGACCGACCTCAATTTGAATGGCTTGCGAGGCGTACTTAAATCGGTCCTGAGCGCTCTTAGCGGATTTCATGTTGCGCAGAGCAAGCTTACCAACGTAGTCTTCGTTGTAGGCCGTCTTGACCTTGCCTTCGACTTCATCCAGGTCCTTAAGGTTGTTAGACAAGATAACCGCAGCCGATTGTGCCGACTGGCCGAATGCCTGGTTAAAGACTTTCAGTCGGTCTGCCTTAGGGACCTTCTTGTTAATCTGATCAAAGATTTCTGGAATCGATTTGAGCTTACCAGACTTAGTCTTGAAATCATCCATCGACAATCCGTACTCTTTAAATGCCTTTGTAGCACTTTGGGAGCCACTGGACAGACGTACAATGATTCGCTGCAGGCTGGTACCGGCTTGAGATGCTTCCAAACCATTGTTGGATAACTCACCAAGCGCGGATGCAGCATCTCTCATCGAGATACCAGCACCTTTGGCCGTACCGCCGGCATACTGCATACCAATACCAAGCTTAGAAAAGTCGGTAGACGTAACGTCAGCCGCTTTGGCTAAGATGTTGGCCGTATATGACGTGGCCTGCATCATTTTATTGGCATTGTCGGACTTCATCCCGAAGGCTTCCAGAGTTGATGTCGTGACTTCCATCGTGTCGTTAAAATCATCCCCAGAAGCTTTAGCTGCTTTAAGGATTTGTGGCATGGCGCCTAAAGCCATCTGGCTGTCATACCCACGCTTGATCAGCGTCTGGTAGCCTTCTGCGATCTGCTGTTGCGAAACGCCATATTTGACTGACAGGTTAGAACCATCGGCATACATCTGATTGATTGCCTTCTGGACATCTTTATGCTTTTCGCCAGCAGTCGTCATCAGGTTGGTGTTGGTGACGTACGTATGCTGTATGTCTTCAGCTTTCTTTGCGCCATCAACCGTATATGCGGTAAATGCACTAACAGCAATTCCGGCAGCCATAACCCCACTTTTAACAGAATCCCAGAAACTGTTTACCTGGCCTTTAAGCCGTTCTAACTTCGGCTGTATCTGCTCAGTGTGATCACGCATTCTAGTAATTGCGTTGTCGACACGAGCAATGCCGGTAGGCTCAAGGGATGCTTCTTCAACTCGCAGCTGTTTTAGCTCATCTTGAGCCTTAGCGATTGACGTTGCAGTCTGGTCTAACCGCTGTTTTTGTTTGAGATAAGCGTCAGACGCTTCCCCAGAACGATTCTTGATATCCTCAAGCATTCTGGACTGGATCTTGTACTGTTGTTGCAGGTTTTCCAGACCTGATGCGAGCTGATGGTAGCGTGCAACGGTTTCGGAAGCAGTACGATGTTCAGCCGCCATACGGTCAACATAGGCTTGTGCCGCTGACTGTGTCAGCTTGTACTTAGACTGCAGGTCTGACAAGCCAGACGCTTGATAGTCGTAAGCAGCTTTAGCACGCTGAGCCTGAGCCTCATAGCTGGCTAGTTGACGGCTGGCTTGATTGATCTGCTTTTCGAGTTTAAGCCACTGGTTAGCCTGTTTCTCGTTAGACTGATCAAGACCAGATTGCCGATTACGCAACTCTTCGATTTTTGCACGCTGCAGTTCCATTGCTTGAGTAAGACCATCAAGCTTTACTTTAGCAGCTTGCGTGTAGTCGCCACTATTTTTTAAAGCTACCGATTGAGCTTTCCAAGCGTTAGTTGTGGCCGTGATTGCGTTTCGGAAGGCGGACATGCTCCCAACGGCAGAAACTGTGTCAACCGAAATCCGTGTGGACATTTCATCCTGTACTTTCAAAGCTATCCACCCCCAAACATCTTAGATAATTGTGCGTGCGCGTCCTCTGGATTCATTGGCCTATCATCCCTTGAACGCGCATTCAAAGTTTCCAACAGTTCCAAATAATCTTGATTGTCCACATCATCTGGCAAGACACCACTGTTAAGCATTAACTGCTGTTTAAGGTAGTTGATGTCTTCTATTTCTTGTTTGAGTTCCCAGATTCTTTTGCGGATTTCTCCGCTTCCGATTTTGGGAATTCACCTGTAGCTTTAAGCGCCTCTTGCGCTTCTTTTTCGCTTACCCCAGACGTACGACTACGCAGGTAGGAAAGATAAGCTCCAATTTCTTCTTCGGTGGCATTGTCCCAGATGCGGTCTTCATCAATATGCAGTAACTGCGCAATGAATTTGATTGCGCCATCAATAAATTCGGCTTCCTGATCAATGACTTCAACAAATTTTCCTTGTGCATCGTTGTCGTCAACGGGCGTTTCAGCCGTAGCCAACGATGCCTCTAGCGCTTCTTTCATAAACTGGTTAAGTTTGTACGTCACCCGAACGGTTGGCTTAACCGCAATTGGCTGTTTAATGCCGAATAAAGATGCGTCTACTTTGATTTTTTCCATTTTTTGACACCTCATATCAGCCGCCCCATTGGTACTGTGTATTTACTAGGCGACTTTAAAATTTTTAGACCGGCTTAACGGCACTGCCAGAATTAGTGGTAGTCGCTTGGCCATGCTTAGTGATGTCATCACCCGCATAGCCGCCAAATACTTCTTTGAGCATAGCAGCGGCACTAAATCCAGTTGCGCCACTGTTCCACTGCTTGTAAGGCTGTTGCGTACCCTTAGAGTTGACAAAGACAGTGTCATCAATTGGCGTCAGAGCTTGGTAGGTAAATGTAGCATTGGCGTCAGTTTCGTTTTTGTTGTTGGTACCATGATTACGATTTGGCATGATCATTTCACCATTGGCAAAGCCGTCAAAGTACTTGTTACCCTTAAAATCGTCAGAGCAGATCAGCATTGCTACGTGTGGCTTATCACCTAAAGTGGCACCACCCGTTGCGTCCAGCCCGTAGCCATTACATTTCATGGCAATTTCGTACGGCAAATCAAGATACGTCACAGCAACTTGTGGCGTTGGCACACCATGAGCCGTACGCTTAACCTTGTTGTTAGCGTACTGTTGCGTACCTGCTTCTTCGATATTAGTAATGTTGGCAGTCGTGGCACCTTCGCCATCACCGTCCAATAACACTACGCCGGACTCAGAGAGCCCATTTTTAGCGTCTGCAATAATTTTCCCAGTATCGTCAATCATCGCCAACGCGATCCAGTTGATACCGGAAGTGGAAACACCTGCGGACATTTAATTCCCCTCCTTGATAATTTCATCTTTTGCAAAATAAAAGACCTTCGTCACTTGCTTAGTGTCGGGGTCTTTTATGTGATTTTTCGATTGTTCGACAGTCCAATCGTTATCAACAAACAGCCGTGCTAGTGCCTGTTCGCCATCCAGCGTGCTGATATCGTTGTCAAGCTTGTAGAACAGCTGGACTTCCACGCCGACCGTCCATCCCTTGAAAGTATGGTTGGCATAGTAGGCAGGCTCGTTCAGCCATTCTGTTATCAAGCAGATTGTCTTGCCTTCATAATCAGACTCTTCTTCTGGGATCGAATCTGTATAGATCTCATCAATCCAGTCATTAAATTTGCCATCGAGCAGATCTAACGCTTGAAAAACCGGCAATTCCATCACTTGACACCACCATTTCTTGCATCAAGGACCTTTTTTTGTGCTGCAAAAACCTTGTCAGCCGAATCACGACGTGCATTGTCAACAAAGTGAGTAGCCTGCATCTTAACGGTCCCGTCATTAAGAAATCTGGCGATATAGGCTTTTTGACCAAACCCAACAACGGAATTGCCGTCATCTTCGCCGTCAATGTCAACGTTTTGAAAACCGACGTTGTCTTGCAAGTGGCCATACTTTGGATTTTTCTTTTTCGAGCGCGGAGTTGCTTTGCGCAGCTCATCTGCTAAAACTTTTGCCCCAGCAGCAGTCATGGCTTTCTTCGTAGCATGATCAGGAATGGCAAATTTTTCAGCATTTCGGCCAAACGTCTCTAGCATTTTACCGAGATCATCCATTAGTAGCACCAGCTTTCTTGGTGTCCTTAAGCGTCAGCAGATCATAACGCGTAGTCGTATGGCTCTCGTCCCTTGATATGGTCAAGATGTCATAGACTGTGCTGTCACCCTTAAATCTCACCTTGAGTTGTTTGTCAACGTGATACTGGGAACGGACAGCTACTACCGTTGTGTCTGCCAATGCTGTCCCAACCAAAGCGTACTGCTGTGATTGAGACCGCTGATAGATTGCGCAGTGCAGAGTTTGAGTTGGCACGAATTTTTGACGTGATCCACCTAGCGTTCTGCTAGGCACAGTCGATACAGTTCCTAGCTCAATTATGTGGTTCAGACGGCTGATTGGTAGTTTCATTTTGGCTCGCCTCCCAAACGTCATATCGTCCACGCAACTGGCCAATGATGCTGTTAACGGTCAGGTCAATCTCGTATGTCTGGATATCTGACATGCTCAGGCGGTATTGGTAATAAGTAGCTGCAAGCGACTTTACTGCCATATCAAACAATGGCGAGACGTTGCTTTGCGTGTAAAATGCATCCCCATCACCAATTGCGCCTTTAACGTACTGCTCGGCTGCATCAATGTAGGCCTGCAGCAGTACGTCATCGTCCGTGCCGTCAAGGTATAGTACCTTTTTTACATCGTCTACTGATACAGCCATTTAAATCGCCTACTTACCAGCGCCTGCGGAAGCTTGGAAGTTAGCCGTCTGATCAGCAACCGTCGTAAACGAACCAACTGCGTATGCATCGCCATCGACTTGTTCAACGTCAAACCGATCAATGACACGGATCTTGGTTTCATCGTGTTCAAAGGCACCAGCACCAACGTTGGTCGTCATCAGGCTCATGTTTTCACGGTCAAACAGCGTGATAGCCTGCTTAAAGTCGCCGTAGTACAGTGGATGAGCGCTAGATACGTCTGGGAGCCAGCGGTCAGCAACTACCGTGACTGGCTTGCCACCAATTCGATAGATTTCTGGGCTGGTTGGGTCGCGCTGTACCAGGTAGTTACCCATTGCGTTCTTAACCTTGGCCAGAACGGCAAAACCAGATTGGTTGGTCAAGAACGATGACGTAGCGTTGATTGCTGGGTCGAGTGCAGTCAGTTCCAGGTCCTTGATGTCATCAAACTTAGCAATCGTTGGCTTCTTAGATGCCTTATTCATAACTTCCAGAATAGCTTGGTTACGAGTAACGACAACCTTGCGGGCAATCCACGTGGACAGCCAAGCAATGATGTTTTCAGCCGTATCCTTCAACAGCGTGTTAGTTACGGTCGTAATGCCAGCGTAGCGCTTGATCAGGTACTTGATCGTAGTCAGTTCTGGATCGTCGTTGTCGCCGATTGCAGCAGTTTCATCATCCAGTGATGCCAATGGCTTGATATCGGAGAACTTTTCGTAAACCCGCGAACCAGATTCGGTCGTTACGGATTCCACACGGACCAAGTTCTGCAGGGATGCATATTGACGTACCAAAGTGTTGATAGTCGTGCGAATGTCGTCTGGAATCGTCAAACCACCATTACCAGTGCCAGACGTACCCGTAGTAACCATATCCTTGAATTCCTTGACAAACTTGTCTTTCATCGACAATTCGCTGTCAGTCAATGGCTTTTTGTCTTCATCGTGCATCTTAACTACTTCTGCGGCGCGCGCCTCGTTAAGTTGGTCTTTCAGAGCATTACGACGTTGCTTTGCTTGGTCGCGTTGTTCTTTCAAATCAGCGAAAGCTGCTTGATCAAAAGAGTCGTCCATCAGAGCGACGTTAAGCTTTTCGTTCAGATCAGAAACCTTTTGGCCGGCTTCAATCCAAGCGTTGTTCAGTTCATTGATTCCCATGTTGGGCCTCCTTTTTGTCTAATAAAATAGCCAGCTTTTCGTCATACACAGACGGAGCTGGCTTTTCTTCCGGCTTTGGCTGTTCAGCCTTGGCCATAAGCGTCATGAATTTGTTGATTGCGGCGTGAGTAGGGATACTGTGGACAGCATTGACCACTTGTGGCTGATTTTCATCAGCAAACATGATCTTGTCCGCAAAGCCCTTGTCAACGGCATCTTTAGCCGTCATCCAAGTTTCATCAGCCATCAGTTTTTCGATTTCATCCCGCTTTAAGCCGGTTTTGGCTTCGTAAGCGTTGATAATCGTTTGATCAACGGTATCCATCATCTTAGAATCATGGTCGAGATCATCGGCGTTGCCTTGCGTTACGGTCCATGCCTTATGGATCATCATCTGCGCGGTTGGCGACATGTTGATCTCATCCCCAGCCATTGCGATAACCGATGCAGCACTAGCAGCTAGGCCCAGCACGTTAACCGTAACTTTGCCTGGATAGTCGCGCAGCATCGTATAGATTTCAGATGCCGCGTGTACGTCCCCACCTGGTGATGCAATGTCCACCACCAAATCATCATCGGCATCTGCTAGCGTCCGTTCAACCGCCTGTGGATAGGCGGAATCCAGATCAAACCAGCTGTAAAACTTGCCGGTCATATTGTCGACAACATCACCTTTAATGTTAATCTTGGTCATCGTTCTCACCTCCCTTCTCTGGCTCTTCTGCTTTAGGAAGCTCGCCAGGCAGATATCCAGACTGTTCAAGCACATAAGCTGCTTGGTTGCCTGCCAGAGTTCCCGATTTAACCATTGATGAAATCGTGCTGGCAAACGTATCACCAAGCGGATCAACGGCCGGTCGCAGATCCAGCTTGACATCGCCAGTCAGCTTGTTGCTGAGCTCGCTGTCAATCGCTTTCGCAAACCGGCTCAACGACTTGGCGTAGTCGTTGCCCATCATAGCCAGTGACGACTGCTGGTCACCTTGACCGTTAATAACGGAGTCGGATACACCATAGACTTTGGCGATCTGAGCACCGGTCCAGTTGGCTTGATTAAGCAGTTGAGCGACATTGCCTTGGATTTCCAACGGCTGGTAGTCTTCCAGATCGTCAAGCACGATCGGCCCGCTCCCCGATGCTTGCATTTGCTGCATAAATCTCTGTGAGCGTTGGGCCTTCTCTTTGGCATTCAGCAGACCGCCTTTTTGAACCTTTAAAACACCAGGCGCAGAAATTGATCGAGCCAGAGCAGACAGTGTCAAACGATTGCTGGCCTTGCTGATGTTAAGCTCGTTAGCCAATGCAGACAGTGGACTGATGCCAGTCTTGCCACCATTCTTTGATAGCAGCCGGATGTGGATCATATCTGACTGCGGTACGGCTTCTTTAACGCCGGCACTTGGCTCGTCAAACGTAACCGTATAGATCAGCCCGGAACCATCTTCCAGTAAGTATGGCGATACTTGCGATGGTCTTAGATATTCCCAGTTGCTGTCGATACCATTCTGATTGCGCCACCGGTAGGCGAAACACTCACCGCCAAGCAACAGTTGAGCAAACATGGACTGCCAGAAAGCGTGAGCGTTGCTGGTAACCGTGGGATTATCTAACATCCCTTGTGTCCGTGACTTTTCCGCCACGAATCGGCCATTTGCCAAATCAGAACTCAGTTGGAAAATCAGCGAGTAGACGTCAGAGTTGTGCAGAGCAGTTGACGCATCCACATAATCGCTAGTGCCGTTTGGATTGAGGAAATTGATAATGCTTTGATCATCTGCGATCGATAAAACAGAGTTAGCTTTATTTCTCAGTTTAAAAATCGGCATTCAATCACCTCCTTTCAGCTTGCAATCATCTCGGTAATCAGTCCAACCATAATCAGCGCAATACCGACTGCAAAAATGCCAGCCGTGATGCTCAATCTAAAAAAGCCCCAGACGATAAAAAACGCTGCGGCTAAAAAACATAAAACATCAATATATTTCCAGATAAATTTCAGCATAGGCAGCCTCCTCTACAGCAAACCGGAGTCTTCGTTCTCAAACCAAGCTTTGACTTGCTCGCTGGTCATCAGTTCGACCTGTTTTGATTTGTCGTTAGCAATCCCAAAATCTTCAAAGTGATACATAGCTTGATAAAGGGCATCAATAATCGCGTCCACAACGTCGATTTTTAACGTTGCCTTGGCTTTATCGACTTGAATGCCAATCTTATCTTGGATAATTTCCGCGTTGACGAGCGCTTTTTCCATAATCTCGTCATCATCCCGCGTGATTGACGACTCAACAAAGCCTTTCTGTAAGAACTTAGTTGGGTCTTTCAGCTCACTGGTGCGTTGGCGAATCGGGTTCAATGGCCATTCCGTATTGATTTCCATCTGCTTGATCGCGTTGGTTGCTCCCCACGCGTCATAACCGAAAAACAGGACCTTGAGATCATTGTCGGCCACGAAATCAAGCAGCCATTGATAGACCTGGTCGTCATTAATCAAGCCTTGCGGATGACTGGTAATCGTACAGTAGCCTTTTTTTGCCAACTCTCGATACTCAATCCCGTCTTGTTTTTCTTTGGCCTCAATTGAGCCGGCTTTTTGCCATGGAATAAAGCTATGCTGCTTAACGTGCCATTTCTGATTACCGTCAGCATCAATATACGGGAAGACAAAGGCAATTGCCGTATTGTCGGAGAACATAGAATAGTCAAAACCGATATAGACTTGTTGGCCACGAAAACTGAAATCATCTTTAACCGCTCTCTCGATATCGGCCAGCTTAAGAAACGAGTTAGTAGCTTCCTGCAGCCACATGTTTAGGTTCTTGTTCTGAAATCGGTCGATATGGCCAGCCATTGCCTCGTTGTTTCGACTGTTAGTTAAGCCCTTGAACAGCACTTCTTTTTGGCCGTCCAAGTAAAGCAGCGGATTAGACTTATACCACGTTTCCGGCTTAAAGGTTTCATCAAGACTATCTTGGCACCAGATTAGTCCTAGATAGTTGTCACCATCACGCTTATAGTCCTGTTCCATAATCGTTTGAGCCAGCTTTTCATCAGCATGATATGGCACTGTCGGGTCTGGATAGGCCGTCGATATCTCTATGTACTGATGATTAGGCACCTTAACTTGGCCGGAAGTGATCTTTGCGGACCCTTCGTCAGTATGGATATTACCGATTTCGTCAAATACCGCCGTTTTGAAGTGGTATGAGTCGTACTTCCCTGAGTTAAACGTGATTGGTCGGATAACGTTGTTAACTTTGCGCATCGTAATCTTGTTGTGCAGTACGGCTAACTCAACTTCCTTGGCAAGCTTTCCAAAAACAGGCTGCTGCTCGATAATTCTTGGAATCATGCTACTGATATAGCCAAAAAGCTTACCGGTCTGGTCTGCATTTTCGGCAGTAACAAGGTAGTCTTGGTTGGATAACCCCATTGACTCAATCAGATACGTATAGCACATGTAGATAGCCATGAGATAGGTTTTGCCTTGACCACGTGCCATCGAAAGTATGCATCGGTCAAACCGTTTTAAATTTGACTCATCCCGCCAGCCGAATAGCATGCAAAAAATGAACTTCTGCCAGTCCATTAGCGGAACAGGCACGCCGGTATCAACGTTCGGGGCAATCGATGCGAATTTAAGGATCTTATGGCACTCTTTAGCGCTGTAGTGATAATGGAAATCAGTATCTCCCACACGTTGTAGGTCTCGCAGATGTCTAAAAGCGGCTAGTTTGATCAGATAGCCAGTCAAAATCTTTTCATCGAGCACGTCAAAGGCGTACCGTGTGCCAGAATCTTGATACTGTTTGCGGATATCATCAAAGTTGATGCTGTGATAAGCCCCAAGCACGTCATGTGTTTGCGTCAAATCAATCTTCAACTATACCAACCCCGCTTCTTTCATCTGATCGCTAATCGACTTCTCTTTCTTCTGGCTCGCAATCTGCATAAGGTCCTGTCTACCCTTAGGCGTCAGACCAAGTTGAATGCCAATCGAGTTAAGCTGCTTGTTTGCATCGGTCATGATTCCGACCGCTGGATTCTTTCGATATCCGGTGAAATCCTTGCCGATAATCTCGCCGGCTGCATTCTGTAAAGACGTAAACAGCTTGGTTTGGATGCCGTTTTCCTGCACGTCAGCATACGCCTGACGGTAGATTTCGTACTGAGTGCAGTATTGTTCGACCATGCCGGCATCGATTCGCCGGACTCGCTCGGTGCTCTCCAGATATGGCACTATTTTTCGCCAGCAAGCAGCGGCAATTGGTCCGAAATAATTAGGCGGATTTGGTGGCAAATGGCCGTGATTTTGCTTGTAAAATACCTGTTTTGGCATTTTTGGCTCTCCTTTCTACGGATTTGGAACGTCTCGGAGCCCCCCTGGGGTAAAAATTTTAAAAATCGCATTTTTGTAAGAGACGGCTGAACTGTGTGCGCTCCTTTTGGTAAGCGAATAGGGGGCGGGGGTAAATTTTAAAATCTGATTCGATAAATTCATCAAAAAATTTTAAAACGCGCGAGAGAGCAAATATGAGCCTCTCACAGCGTTATGAGCTTAGCTATAACGTCCACGTCATGGATTGGCTCAGCACCAGCTATCAACTGGTTGTCTTTGCCAGTGCCATAGTGCCGTTGTTCCCAAGCTGTCTTGAGTCTATGGCAGTCCCGACAGATGGTTGCCAGGTTGTCAGTGTCTGCCTGCAGCTTGCTGTCAAACTCGATTGGTATGACGTGGTCAACGGTCTTGGAGTTTGGCTTGCCACAGTACTGACAGACATAGTGATCACGCTCGAGTACTTGTTTGCGCAGCGACTGCCACTGCCTGGACTTGTAGAAGTGGTACTGTGCTGACTTGGTATCGTCACGATATCTTGTGACGTTGTTGTACTTGTGCTGGTACTCGGTGTTGTGCGACCGTGCCCACTTCTGGCGACTAGCTAGGTACTCAGCTTCATGCTCATAGTGCTGCTTGCAGTAATGATCAGGCAGCTGGCACATGGCATGGCATCCCGGATATCTGCATCGTCTAACTCTTGGCATTGTGGCCACCTCCTTTCCTTATACGCAAAACCGGTGGCTTGATCGTGTATTCAGCCGGTTTGTCTTTAACTCGTTCTGGATGCTGCTTGCGATAGATCTTGTCAGCAAGTACGAGCAGCTTATGCTCTTCGAACGAGCAGACGCCCCAATCCTTGTACGCTCTCATGTTGTCACCGCCTTATCCAAAATAAAAAGCCCAGCCAAAGCTGAGCTAATGCAAGCATATTATTTTATTGAAATGACGCGCTTGCGTACCGCTGACCACTAGCGGAATGACGGCTCACGGAGTCGAACCGTGACATCCCCACCGGAAGTACAGGGATGACCATACCGTCTGCCTTTCTGAGCCTAAATCGAAAGACAAGAGAGTGAATTGCGCTACTCTCAACGCAGATACCCGGAATCGAACCGAGATCAGAAGCTCTGCCATTGAGCTATATCTGCTACCAATATGCGATTGATATGCAATCATACTTTTTGGCTATGCCATTTCTGGCAACGGAAGCAGCAGGATTCGAACCTGCGTAAGTCCTTTTAAAGACTTTACCAGTTCAGCAAACTGGCGCTTTAAGCCACTTAGCCATACTTCCACGCTGTCGAGAACCAGCTCCCGTCAGGTCGGTCTTAAGCTGACCATCTAAACACGTTGCCACGCTGTCGGGAATTGGCCTCGATACGTTGTCCTGGCAGGGCAGGTATAAGTCGTTGATAAGTAAATGCAGAAATTAAAGCCAGGAAATGGATAGGTAAGGGACTCGCACCCTTTTTTGCGCTGAGACACGATGGTTAAAACTCAGTGCCCACCTGGGACCTTCCAGCCGGTATTGGCAGAACACCGACAATGTGCTGCTGTGTGTCAGCACAATACCGCATGACGGAGTCGAACCGTCCAGCTAGGTGGAATAGCTAACCGTTTGCGGTGCCAATTTACGGAATTAATGTTTGGGATCCAAAATACAAATTTAAGGTTTCCCGTTGACACGGGAAAGCATCGTGTGGGAGTCGAACCCACTAAACAGCCACATTTAAAACGATAATTCAGGCTTAACCAATTCATCCGATCAGAAAGAAGGTACTGTACTCATGTAAATCATGAACATTGATTTTATTTAAGGATACCGGCTGCCTTGCCCGGTCGATGCATAACCAAGCGCCGAAGCGCCTGCTGTGATTGAAGAAAACCAGTTCAGAAAATAGTCACCCATGTGATATTTCTATCACGATATCATTATATAGTGTAAACGCTACACCAATCCTCTTATCATTCTCCGATTTTTTTAACGAGATAAACGTAATCATTGCGGTCAAATGCATATCTGGTTTCAAATCCTTCAAACCGTTCGGCAAACTCGCAAAGCGCTGTCCGCTTGATGTTCTGATATTGCGATGGCGAGTAGCTGAGCTTGTCAGCCATCTGCCAGTCTTTCAGCCCCTCAAGGTAAACTGCCGAGATAATCTGATACGTTAATGGCTCACAGTTCTCTAGCGTGTCTTTGATGCACCGGCACATCCGGCTCGCTTCCATACCGTTGATGATTTTATCTTCGGCATGATTGCCGCCAGATGATCCACCGCCTGCTAAGTTGAGAGTCGGTGACTTTAACTGGTTGCGGTGCATCCCCGCCTTGTACAGATATTTATTGATGCCCTTTGATAAAAACTTTCGTGCGTTCTTGGCAGTCTCGTTGTAATCGATCCCCAAGCCTAGATCAGTCTGCACCACAACATCACACTCCCCTGTCTGGTATACTGGTGATGTCGATAAATTGGAGAGTCGTGTCATTGTGATGCGGCTTTTTTTATTTTCCATGCTGCATCGCCTACAGAAACAAAAGGCTCAGTAAGAAAAAGAAGAACCTGTATGCTTGACTGTCGGTCGTCATGATTGCCGTTACCGTAATCGTTGCGACAGCAGCATATTTTACTGTTTTGGCGATTGCATACCAAGCTTTGCTGTTCATCCCTTCCCCCCCAGATATGCGCCAGTAAAATCACTACAAAAATCCAGAAAATCAAGCATGCACCGAATACCATGCCTAATCCGTTAAAGTTCATATTTATCCTCATCCTTTGCATCGAATACTAAATATCTGCTCTTGTAAAGCCTGGTAGTTTTGCGTTTACCGGCTTTATTGATTAACGCTGCCGTTGCTCCATCGCGCCAGCCAAACTTGCGATCACATAAAATGCGTTTCTTAAACTCGTATCGTTGGCAGGTCTTCATGTCAATGCAGATGGTCGTAACTTTGGCAGACTCTAGTTCTTTCTCTTTACGCTGTTCTTTCAGTTGCCGATTTAGCTCTGACAGATCGGGATTGTTCCAAAGATGGCGATCATAAGTCATCTTGCTGACCTTGGCATGGTGCAGTACCCACTCACGGTTCTCGCCGTTCTCAAGTGCAGCTTTCAGTGCCTTGCTGATTCGCTCATCAGTATTTCTCCACTCTGGCGTTCGATTATCTTTCGGCAATTGACCGATTTCTCGCAGTCCAATCAACTGACGCTTGAATTCGTGATATCTCACCCTGTCGTCAATCTTGACGTGCAAATCGAGATAATCACAATCTTTCAGTTCCTGCTTATATCGCTTATCAAAGTAATCGAGGTTGTCGATAAACCTGCTCATCGTTCTCACCTCTGTTCCAGCAATGTTTCTAAATCCGCTCGTGCCTCCACGATCACATCGTCTTCGCTCTCTCCGTACAGGATCTGAGCTACTGCATCCCGTACCACGCGCATTGCCTGGTCGACCGTTAACCCATCAACGGTTGGGTTGCTGCGTGATTTCTGCTCAAACTTAACGTCAGCCAGGCTTGCTCCCTCATAGGTATTTGTGTACGAGACAAGCATCGCCTTGTAGTATGGCGTGTTGTCGCCCTTCTTGTGATACGGGTTCTTAAAGAGCACCAGCCGATATGGTTCCCCGATATCCGGCACGTCAAAATATTCGCTGACAAAGTATGACTTGTCGAACTGATCAACATGCTTCCAGATGCCAATGTCTTCTAGCTGGCCGAGTTTGACATTCTTAACCATTTCATTCTTAACCATTTTCTATCCTCCCAATAAATCTTTAACGCTGTAATCAAGGGATGTCTTGATATCGTAGTAATCCTTAACGACATCCCCGTTCTTCTTAAGTCTTTGATGCATTGGCTGTACTTTGGTCGTAGTGCCTAAAATCCTGGTCTTGAAGTATGACCGATATGGCGTCACTACTTCAACCGGAATGCCATACTTACGCCAGAACAGCTTAAATCTTAGCTGTGCGCTTGGGTCAGCACCTTTGTAGTCTACTGATGTCTTAACATCGTAAACGTGCTCTATGGACTTGTCTGGGCCATATACAACGAAGTCTGGATGATAGTAGATTGCTCCAACTCGTACCATGCCGGCGTCAAAAATAGGCAGCAGCTCATACTGGGGATGCACTGCATACTCTTTACCGCTGTTTTTGATATAGGCAGCGTAGAACGATGCTTCTTTCACGGAATCGAACGTATAGCCGTCAAGCTTTACCTTTCTGCCGTAGTGTTTCATCGTTTCACCGCCTTTGGTTCTTCACACACCGAGATGATCATCTTCGGGTCGATGGCCACCATACCGGTTGTTGGCGTATCGGTATCAAAATCATAAATTGCCCGGAACCGGAACATGATTCCTTTGCTCTTGCACTGGTTGATAAGGCTGATTACTTCGCTAAACACGTCATGCAGATGATACGTGTACGGCATAACATCCCCATCGGTTACGGTCAGTGTCAGATCTGCTTCTTCACGCGGTTTAGTGATTAGCTGATTTGCTGGCATTACGCTTCTCCTTGCCTTTATGAGGCTTGTTTTTCATCAGGAACATCTTTTGACACCGATCGCACTTTTCCATGGTATAATCAGCGACATTTTCTTCGGCTGCATTAACTGCTCCGCATTCAGGACATTGCCAGAAGTCCCCGCATTCTTCTTTCGAATATTGCATTATTCAATCTCCTTTTAATTTTCGCCTCTCCGATAGATGACTAGTGCGGTGTCGACTGTAAAATAATTATCCTTGTCATCACCATTGACAACGATCGTCTGCAGCTTAATGTCCACTACAATAATGTCTGGATAATGATGGAGCCACCTGTTGATCCGTATGTCTAATGTTTGGCACGCGCCGGGGTCGACGTCTGAAAATAGCTTTGTTTTAATCATGCTTGTCCTCCTTTAGTCAAAAATTTCAAGTATCAGATAACAGGCAGCTGTTACAGTTCCGCTGACAAGGCTGATCTGAATGCCTAACATCCAGTCACCCCAGATCGCATACACTCGTCCACCAATCATGATCAAGCCACTGATGATTCCTGTGATCCATAAGATAGATTTCAAGATAGATTTCACTTTCGCCTCATCCAATCAAATAGCTCGTTTAATTCCTTCGCAAGCTCCGGATTCTGTTTCTCGCGCTTGTGCCATTCGTAGGCCGACTCAGCACATACAGCTTGCAACAAGTTAACGCCACGAGTCTTGCGATGGTTGTTTAAATGCATCCCCGGCCGATGGTGATATTTCTTTTCATACTCAACCAGGCCTTTGTGATTTCGTGCTCGTTTAGTTGTCATTTTTATTAGTCCTTATTTTGATAACAGGTTCATCTAGCCCAAGTTTTTTAATAACGTTCTTCAAACATCGTTGGAGTTTCTTCTTTAGGAATTCATTCTCATGCTCTTTCTCGCGATAATAAGCACGTCTGCGAAATTTGTGAGGATTGCGTTGACGCTTATTAAGCTGTTTGTCAAAAAGCCCACCTCTGTTAGCTTCTTTTAAATGTTCTCGGACCAAACGCCCAAAGTGAGAGCGTTCCTTATGTTTTTGTGCTCGTCTAGTACTCATTTAATCGTCCCCATTCCTTTCAGTTTTCCTGCCGGCTCTAACATCCAAACCGCAAATCTGATCATCTCAGTTTTATGCTGCTTGTAGCTTCCAGCATATGGATGTTCTCGGCGCCAAACGCGCGAAAACTCACTCTGCAAGTTGCGGCATCGTAGCTTTGGCGTTCGAAATGGCATAAGCGCGATATCATGGATTTTCCTGCCGGTTCGCTTGTTATTAGCACGGTTGCCATTGCTGACGCGCACTATCAGTTGATGGCGCTTTGCTCGTCTAGTGCTCATTTAATCGTCCCCATTCCTTTTGTTCTTCTAGGTCCCAGCTCCGAAATGAGCAGCCTGATGATTTTGGCTTTGTGCTGCTTGTAGCTCCCGGTGTATGGTTCTTCACGATGCCATTCGCGCCGCAGTTCTTTCTTTATGTTTCGATATCGTGGCTTTAGATCAAGCCTTACCTCTGGAATGCAGAAAAACTTAATGTAAATTTCATGAAATTTACGTCCGGCTCGCTTGTTTTGAGCGCGATTGCCATTGCTAACGCACACTATCAGTTGATGACGTTTTGCTCGCTTGCTGCTCATTTAATCGTCCCCCATATCGTTCCAGAAGCAATCTTCCATATATTTCTCGCCGAACTTTCTTAACATAAATTTGCGGTATTTTTTAGTTGCCTTTGCGGAACCATCGACATAATAATCGTCCAGATCAATCAGGTAACTAGTGTTTGTTCGATGGTTTTTTCCGCACAACAAATCATCTTCCAACGTGATATCAAAAGTTTTGCCGACACCGGTCAGCACAATGAAAAGTTCTCTGATATCGTCTTTTGTTAGCTGGTTAATGTAATTCATTGTTGTCCCCCTCCTAATAGACAATATCCGGAAAATCAGTATTAATTTCGTTAGCATAGAAATCAGAAATTCCATAATGGAATGTGGATTGGCGATAGTTGACACGGTTAACCACCATACCAATCGCTTGCTTTTCGCTTGTTGCAATCACTAGATGATATTCATCGCCTTCAATACATGCGAAGACTGGCATTACCTCATAAAGGTTCATCTTGCATTTATTGATGAATTCCTGATTAGTCACGGTCAAACACATCCTCTGCTTCTTAGGCCAGATCAAGCGCATCATCTGCGATATCGTGCAACTGCATAATGTAGTCAAAATCAAATTCGTCATTTTCATAGTAACCATAGGCATCGTCTATCGTGTCCATGTCTCCCAACAGTTTGTTGAGCTTTTCTTTGTATTCCTTTTTAGTCATGGTTATTCCCCCTTGTCGTGCATAATCTCGCGTTTTTTTCGATCTGGTCGTAGTACAGTCAGTTCTTAAACTCAATCCACGCGTAGATAGCAAGCATGGTTTGGACTAAGATATAGTCTTCTTTAGCTACCAGCTCTTTTCTGTCTACATCCAGCTCACACCCATAGCGGTTGCAGATACGCTCAGCTACTTTGGCCCAGTTGTCGGTTTGCCGAATCAGTTCACCAATGCAGAAGCCTTCATCACCATAGACACCTTTGCTAACGTGCTCATAATAGATGATGCTGTCAGTATGGTTGTCCTCAAAATTCGTGATATACGTAACTTCGTAAGGCTCGTTGACATACTTATGGTTAGTTTCGTTGTAGTAATGGTTAATTTGTTTTTTAAATAAAAAGTTCATAATCCACACTCCCTAAATTCAAGGCCATCTATCAATCACCTTCACTACAAATTCAAATGCCAAATATGCCAGAATGTACATGAAGCCTACATCGAATATCTTTACGCCGAGCTGATAGTTGAACCAAAGCTTACATACTGTTCCAACTATCATCGTGACAATGCTGGCTAATAGCAGTGCATTCTTAATGCTCTTTATGGTGCGGTGTCGTTCAGCGTTTAGGTCGTCATACATGAGCATGCACAATGTTGTTGGTTTCATATCAACAACATTCGCGACGTTCACGACAAAGCGAATGATAATTTTCATCAGGTCATAGCCAGTAAACTCTTCCGGCATCTGATCAACAAATGCGTCCCAAGCTCTGTTTGACACTTCGATTAGCTCTTTGTCAGTCATCGTCATAGCTCCTTTGCAATGATCCATACTTCCTTGCACAGCAATGCAGATCCAAATACGATTGCAGCTGTCTTCAAAACATTTATAACGACTTCTCGTTGATCCCAGACCAACCAGATAGCGGCTGCAACTAAGCTGAAAAAGCTAATCACAACAGCTGCGTTTAAAAATCGTTTCATTCGTCATCACTCCCGTATCGCGATTCGAGCATGCAGATAAAATACTCTTGACGGCAGATAAGCGTCTTGGTGTTGGACTGCTCCTTAGCAGTTGTTGCCACGATATTGTGGATCTCTATGAAATCGCGCTTACGCAAAAGCTGATTAATGATATCAATTTTGTCTTCTGCAGTAACCCACTCTTGCGGGCACGGCCTAATGCCTGGTATCTGCGTGTAGATGTCATAGTACTTAGCCATGATGTTCCTCCAAATCTCCAATCCGCAGGTCGAGGATATTTTTATATCCCTGCATGAAAAGCCGCTGGCGGTACAGCAGATCAATCTGCTCGTCACTGACCGTTTGTGTTTTCTCCTGCTCATGTAAAAACAAGGCCAGCCTATTAATCCGATACTCTAGCTCACCACGTTCTTGATCGAGTCGTTCAATAATATCCATGTCAATCCTTGCCTTTCTTGTACAAGCAGCCGCCACAAATTGGGCAGTATGGAAATGGAATCCGATTGCGTTCTTTACTTTCCATGTTGTGCAAATCAATGTCTTTATACTTTCCAGTTTCAAGATTGATTCTCTCAGTGATTGAGACCAAATCTTTATCGTCGTTAGCACTCATGAAGGTATAGTGCCCTCCGCTTTTTAATGGGCAGCCATCCCTGTGGCCCGGTTTGCTGATTTCGCGTCCAAGCCGGTTCAATTCGTCCAGCAAGTCAAAGACGACGCTATCAGCGTTGTTTAGCAGCAATAAGAGCCTTAGCATGGCGCCTGTGTCTTCTGGATTGCCACCGTTCAACTCGTTTGTGTAGGCATCAAAAAATCCAAATGCCTGATCAACGATTGATTTTTTGACGTGTGGATATCCCTTGTAGAGACGTTCGTTGTTTTCCGCCATTGTGTTATCCTTCTTCCTTGCTTGCTAAACTTTCGATTGCATCTTTGGTATAAGTCCACGAATCCACGTGATCATCAACCGCTACGAGCGTGATGTACTTGGGGTTGATCAGCAGCGTTGAGCAATTACTGAAGCTCGGGTCCACTGACATAATCACGTTGTCCGTTTGATAAAGCTTGCGTTCCTTAAGGCAAGCTTGAATCTTGGCGCATTCCTTCCTTACATCCGCAGTCCAGATGGTCCATGTCTGCTCGCCTGCGCCAGGAATCATGGCGTAGATATCAATTTTGGTCATGTTTGTTCTCCTTACTTAAATCTTGTAAATCGGGATGTTAGGAATCTCTCGGTTCTTGGCATCCCTTTTCTTCTTCTGCAATGCTTGCCAGTCGTGCATCGTATAGATGTTCTGTCCTAGCCAGTCATCGAGGATCGTCTTCAGATAGCCATATGGAGTATTAGGCTCCGCGATCTTTGTCAGGTCGATTGCTTTCTGGATGACTTTGTCAGACATCCCCTGATGCTTAACGTCTAGTAGCAGACGTTCAATCTTCCCAGTCATGGCACCCAAGCTGTCTGGCCATGCAACAAGAGGAAGTTTTTCTGTTTGTCGAGAGGAGCTTAATTCCTCTCTCTCTTTATTAATACTTGTAATATTATCTTTCGCTTTTCCGTGGGGAGGGGTAGTCATTTTTGCGGGGATACCCCCTCCGTTTTTCCGCGGGGAGGGGGTATCGCCCACGACCGGATTGCTCAGCGGATATAG